TGGGCGGAAAACGCATTAGCCGTTGCAGACGCTATCCGAAACGGGATTGAGAACCACGGCATACCGGCTATCTATTATTCGGATAACGGGGGCGGTGAAAAAAACTGGACGCTAGATGCGGATATTACAGGGATTTTGCCCCGCTTGGGCATCAATCACCAAACAGGGATTCCGGGCAACCCACAAGGGCGCGGGATTATTGAGCGGGTGAACCAAACGTTAGCGATTCGCATTGCCCGCCAGTTTGAAACTTATCACGGACGTGGTGCAGACCGCGACACCGTGCGACAAACCTCCACGGCAGTGATTTCGTTAGATAAAGCGATTCGCCAAGGGCGCACCGAACTGACCAACAAACAACGTTGGGCGGTGGGTAAATTGCCAACATGGAAACAGTTTATTGACGCAGTGGAAGAAGGGATCCGTTGGTACAACAACGAACATATCCACCGTGAAATTGGCTGCACGCCGGCACAAAAACGCCGTGAGTTATTAGCCGACACTGAGTTGTTATTGATTACCCCGATTGAAGCGCGCGATTTATTCCGCCCAAGTGTTTTACGCAAAGCGCAACGCGGTTGGGTATCTGTTTTCAACAATGAATATTTCAGCCAAAAACTGCTTGATGTAGATGGAAAAAGCGTACAGGTGGCAATTGATATACATAACCCAAGTGCGGTGATTATTCGCGATGAATCAGGCGCGTTTATTTGTGAAGCGATTTTAGACGGCAACAAACGCGACGCCTTCCCATTGAGTTATGTGGAAAAAGCACGCCAAGAAAGACACCAACGCCGTGCGAAATTAAAACAAGAACAACTGGATGAAATTAATGCGGAATTAAATCCGGTCATCAGTATCGCCCACAACCAAGGCGCAGAACTGTTACACGGTTTACGCGCAAAACAAGTCAACCGCTTTGACAAGGATGAAGAAATTGCGTTGTTGCCAAGCGAACTTAGAAGACAGCAACGCAAAGTCGCCAGAGGTTAGATGATGAAAAAAAGAACTGTTACGAAAGTCCACAGCGGACGGGTTGAATACAACAAGAAACCGCATTTTGCTTACCGGCTCATTGAATGGGAAGGCAAAACAGTTGAGGTGAGACCAGCCCAAGGCTTTTTAGCCGTTTATACATTAAAAGGCAATCTTATCTGCCACGCATCAAGATTAATTACAAATACAGGAGCACTAGCATGAAAGAACAACTCGCAAGATTTATGGAACAAAAAGGGCTAACCCAAACGCAAGTAGCAAAAGCCCTCGGCAAGTCCGTTGCAGTCATTAACCAGTATTTAAAAGGTACTTATAAAGGGGTGAATAAGGACATTGACGAAGCGGTGGATCGCTTAATCAAACGCGAAAAAGACAAAGTGGTTGAGCGCAATTTTAACAGCGAATTTGTGCCGACTTACGCCGCAGAACGTTGCATTGATGTGGTGCATATTGCCCACGTAGAGGGCGAAATTAGTGTGGTTTATGGCGCGGCAGGCTTAGGCAAAACCAAAGCATTAAAACAGTATGTCAGCCAAAACCCGGAAACCATTTTTATTGAAGTAGAGCCAAGTTGTAGTCCTAAAGTGTTGCTTAAAAACCTCTGTCACCAGTTGGGATTGAACGAAGTTGGGGCAAACCATGAATTGTTTACTCGTATCACCGAAAAACTGGGGGAAGGTCGCTTAATCATTGTCGATGAAGCGGAATTGTTAAGCACGAAAAGTCTTGAATATATCCGCCGAATCCATGACTTGACAGGCTGCGGTGTGGTGCTTGCAGGTATGCCTCGTCTGTTAGTGAACTTGAAAGGTAAATACGGCGAATTGGCGCAACTTTATAGCCGCGTGGGCTTGGCTTGCGACTTGGGCAACCAATTAAGCGAAGACGACATCCACAAACTGGCAGAGAACGGCTTAGGCACGGACGAATTTAACGACATTTTATTTAAAGCCAGCCACGGCAATGCGCGCCGTTTAACCAAGTTAATGCGCGGCGTGATCCGTGTCGCCGAAATGCACGGTAAACAGATTGACGAGAAGTTAATCAACTCTTACGCCGGCATGTTAATCCATTAATCAAAAGGAGATCCAAATGAGCGAACAAATGAACCGCGTAGCGTATGCGTTAAGACGTGAAGGCGTACAAATCGTAGAAAGTAAAGACGGCCGTTTTCCGAAAATGGTGATTTTAAACCCGAGTCGTCGCTTAAAAGCCAAAGGTGTGAAGATGACCACGTTTAGAAACGGGGTACATATTGAAAGAACCGTGGCAACCGAACAAGGCGTCATGGTGTATTGGTAAGGGGGTTGAATGCCGAAATATCGTCAAATCTACGCCGTATATCGCGGAGAGGAGAATCTAGGCGACGGCACGGCGGATGAATTAGCAAAGAAATTTAACATACAAAAGAAAACACTGTATGCGATGGGGTCAGAAGCGATACTCAAGCGCAACAAAGGCAACAGATTAATCGTTATTAAATTAGACAAAGAAGAGGTTTAACTATGGCAAAAGTAACAATCGAAGGCAAAACCTACTGGCGTGACGCAACAGGCACGCTTACCCCGGAAGAACTGGTGCGTGATATTGACAAACATCGCGATGAACTGGTGACCGAGTGGGTGGAAAAAGGCAAAGCGTTAAATCGCCAAATGGGCGAGTTTAAAGACGGCATTTTTGGCGACCTCGGCGCGTTTATTGAGCTTTCCGCCGAGAAATACGGTGCGAAAGTGGGTGGAAATAAAGGCAATGTGACGCTGTTTAGCTATGACGGCAAATACAAAATCCAACGTGCTATCAATGAGAGTTTGCAGTTTGACGAGCGTATCCAAGCGGCCAAAGTGTTGATTGACGAATGCTTAAACGAATGGAGCGAAGGCTCACGTCCTGAGCTGAAAGCCTTGATTGAGCGCGCATTTAACGTGGACAAAGAAGGTAACCTCAACACCTCACGTATTTTAGGCTTGCGCCGTGTTGAAATCCAAGACCCGCGCTGGTTGCGTGCTATGCAGGCGATTAGCGAAAGCGTGCAAGTAGTAAGCAGCAAAGCCTATGTGCGGATGTATGAGCGCGTTGGCGATAGCGACAAGTATGTGCCGATTCCGTTAGATGTGGCGGGGGTTTAGATGGAGATGACCTATAACGAATTGTCCGAACTGGCCGTGGAAGTGGAACGTGCAGGCGATTTGAGTTATGCCGCAACGATTTGGGAAAAAGCCGCATTAGTGGCAAAAAATCCCGAAAACCAAAACTGGGCAGAATGCCGCAAAGAGTTTTGCCAGCATTGGTGGGCAAGACTCAAGAAAAAAGGGAAAAAAGAGACCGCACTTAACGAATAAAGCCCATTTACAGCGCATTTAAGCACGGTTTAAGTGCGCTGAATAATGAGTTTTAGCACAACAAAGGAGCAAAAAATGGCTAAATATCTCGTCAGACTAGATTGCACGGTAGAGTTTGCAATCGAGGCCGAAAATATGCAGCAAGCGATGGACGCTTGTGACTTGAATAACAATGACCTTAATCAAATGGCGCACCTCATCACGGAGGTTTATGACGTGATTGAAGTTGAGCCTGTGCTATCCAAGGGGGATGAATATGATGATTGACAAAGATAAAAAGTCGCATGTGACTATCCAACTGGCGCAAATGATTGAGCAGTTAGAAATGGCCAAGGAAATGTGGCTCGAAGATGACGAAATGGCATGCTTGAAGCTGTTACAAGCGGCAAGCAGAGAAATGAAATGTGTGGTGTGGAAGATTACACCGGTGTTGGAGTGAGTATGGCAGAGCTAACAATAGAAGACCTAAAAGTTGGGCATGTTTATTCGGCAAAACGCCATCAAACATACGGATTCCTACGTTTATTGGGAGATAGACAAATCCTTTGGATTGGGATGATTTATGACAACAAAGAAGGGTTCGTCCAGGGGCTGCAATATGACAGCCCGTCGGTAAAAGATGGACGACATTATCCGAAAATTAGCGTAACTAAATTTTTAAAGTGGGCAGAGGCTGACATCACAGAAATAATGCCTAAGGGCGAATGGAGATATGCAAGATGACAGAAAAAGTGCTAGATGAACACATCCTGGAATATATCTGGGACGAAACATTAGACCGCATCGCACAAAGCACCTTAGTGACTTATATCGGTGGCAGCGTTGGCACGTATAGCGACGATCAGGCAGGAAAAAAGGCAGAAGACTTTGCCATATTGAGCGTAAGCCAACTTATTGCCGGCTCCGGATTGAGTGAAAGTCAATTTAGACGACGGGTTAAAAAGCTTATGGCGCAAGGTATTTTGTTACAACGCATTGGGCCAAATAGCTTTGTGATTAACTCAGAGTTGATTAAAGACGCAGCGGTACAAGCTGCACGATGTTGGCGTGCTATCGGTGTGCCATATGGTATGGATGCAATCGGAAAAGCATGTAAAACCTTACCTATTAACGCTCTACCGAGAAGTGTTTTTGAATTAAAAACCAATTGTTATCGGATTTTGAGAAACCAATATCCCACTTATTAAAGGAGCAAATATGAAACCTGAATTTAGATATTTTAAATGTGCATTAAATGTTGAGCCGGTGAAATCGCTAGACCAAAAATGGCGGTCAGAACGTGAACAAAGAAACGAAAAGTTGGAAGCTATTTTTGCAACTATCCCTTTTTATGAGTGTTGGCGAGGTGATGAAAATAGTATATGGGGCATCGTTTGCGATTTAGATAATCCTGAATTTGCCAAAATTAAAGAGGATAAAACCTATAAATTTGAAATGCTTCCCGGTGAGAAAGTGAATATTACCGGCAACAATCGCACCAAAGCCGGCAAGGCGTTTAACGCTAAAATCAAAGAACTCAGAAATATATTAAATCAACATCCAGGTTTTAATGATTTTATGCTTAGAAAACTAAAACTAACTTGCTGGGTGCTTGGAGCACGTACTGGTTACGTGTCTGTATGTGGTGTTGCAAGTGAGCACTTTATCGTGTCAATACCGGTTAAATCAGAAGGCTTTGGTGGAGATGACTTTCCGTCAATTCCGGAGTGTTTGACAGAAATCAAGCAAAGTGAATTTTTAGCATTACAGGGGAAATAGATAATGAGCGAAAACAATGGATGGATTAAGTGTTCGGAACGGTTACCCAAATTGTCAACATGGGGATTTTCTGGGATGTGCCTTTTGTGGGGATTGGAAGAATCTCTTGATCACGAAGAATCTATTTTTATGGGATGCTTTATAAAAAAAGGTGAAGCATTTTATGGCCGGTTTGGCAAATGCTTTAAAGTCACCCATTGGCAACCATTACCTCAACCGCCTATCGACTAAAACCCATTTACAGCCCATTAAATCTCCCCTAACCCCTCTTTACAAAAGAGGGGGGAATGGTTAGATGAAGTGGGCTGAATAATGTGTTTTAAACCAAGTTTAAAGGAGTTTTAAAAGTGAAATTATGCCGTTGCCCGGTTTGCCACAGCGACATCCATTTAGATGCGCTATTGGAAGATGATGCCGGGCGTGAGATGTTGGGCATTATTACTAATTTACGCGGCGATAATGCCCGTGCATTGGTGAGTTATATTGCCCTATTCCGCCCTGAAAAATCGGCGTTATCCAACGGCCGTGCGCTTAAATTAATGCGCGAAGTGTTGGATATGTATCAGCCGAGTCCGTTGTTATCCCATGCGCTCACCGAAACTGTTAGTGGCGTGATGAAAAACCGCCGAGAAACCCGAAATGTGGTGGCGCTAACCAATCATAATTATCTCAAAAAAGTGTATGAGGGGGCTAAGCCGTTGTTTGCCGTTGTACGCAATGAGCAAGGTAAAAGTGCGGTGAAAAATACGGAGAAACTGGAAGAAGACAAGCGCACGGCTGCAATACAGTACATTGAACAATATGCTGCTATCGGTAAGTTGGAGTTTGTGAAGGATATGCCGGAATATTTAGTTTGGAAAGCATGGAAGGAGAAACAAAATGCAACCGCAAACCCGTAAACAGATGATCCAAAAAGTCCATATTGGCAAAAGCATGCTGAAAATGACTGACGAGCAATATAAACGCTTTTTGTTAGACACGGTGGACAAACACAGTTGCACGGTGATGACGGATGCAGAATTAATGCAGGTGCTCCGTGCCATGACAGCCAAAGGCGTGGTGTTTAGCGCAAAGAATGCCACTAAACGTCCTGCGCCAAAGGCGGACAAGGCGCAATATTTAGCAAAAATCACCGCACTTTTAACCGAATACGGTTTGCCGCAGAGTTATGCGGACGGAATTGCTAAAAAAGCGTTTGGTGTGAATTTTGTGCATTGGTTGGAAGTGTGGCAACTGAAAAAAGTGGTGCAAATGTTGGCGGTGTATGACCGGAGAAAACAGAAAGCTAAAAATTAGTTGCATAGCAACAAATTAAGCGTAAATTAAAGGCTCCTATGGAGCCTTTTTTAATGGGGAATTATGAAAAAAACTATCGCACTCTTTATCCTATCTATTCCTTTATTTTCGCACGCCGGCTTAACAAGCCAAGATACACCAAAATGTGAAGAGGTTGGAGATACCATAGAACAGATTTTAGATAATAGAACAAAAGAGACAGGAATTGATTTTAGTCTTAAAGATGTATTTGTAGTAAGAGAAATAAAAGAAAAGGGACAGGATAAAGACAGTAGGTCATGTTATGCGCTTTTGCAAACAGAAACTTATAATAAATTAGAAATTTTGTATTCGGTATGGGTTGAAAACCGCCGATATTTTGTCGAAATCACAGATGCTAACCCCATTATTGATACTGAAACAATGGCAAAAAGTACCGAAGAATTACAAAATAACCTCGGTGAAGATAAATTAAAGAGCTTTGAAATGGCAAAGAAACATAGCGATATGAAAGAAGCCTGCCTTGCTTTAGAGGTTGCTAAAGGATTTTTCCTCAATGCGCACAACGAGCAAAAATACCTTAAAGTTAATAATCTTTTGAAAGAAAATTGCAATAAATAACGCACCAATCCCGCCCCGTGCGGGATTTTTTTATCATATTTTTAGGTGTAGAACCCTGCTTTTTGAAATTTCCGTGCGACAATCCGCCTAAATGGTCACAAAGGGGAAATTTTATGCAGTCTGAACTTGAAAGTGTTGCAGGTTATTTACCTGAAATCGTGTTAGAAATGGTAGATCTAGTTGGGTTTGCGGATATAGAAAAGATTATTAATCAATTCGGTGGGACGACATTTAGGTTTACTGATGGCGCGGTGTATTTTCCGCGTTTGAAATCCTTAATTGGCGCAGAGAATGCGATAAAATTGCGTAATTATTTCCGCGCCGAAGAAGTCTATATTCCACGTTGTGAGGTTGCCCTGCGCTTACTGCGTAATGAACGCCTGAAAGCGGATTTTGACTATATCACGCAAACCGAAAAGAAAAGTGGCCGTACGGCAATGCTTGAGCTTTGCTCTAAATACAATCTATCAGATCGCCACGCCTGGGAAATTGTAAGAACCCATCAATCTCCACAATATCAACAAGCGGCGTTATTTTAAAGCAAGCAGACGTGTGGAAGTCCTTCCCCCATCAATTAAACTTAATTTAACTCAGAATACCCTCAATCATATCAACGATTGAGGGTATTTTTTATGTCTTTAACTTTTATACAAATCTTTAACCGCTTAATTGGCCATGAAGGCGGCTACGTTAATGACCCAAGAGACCCAGGCGGGGAAACCAACTGGGGAATCACTAAACGTACAGCTCAGGCAAACGGTTATCAA